GCACCATAGGCAGAGTTTAAAGAAATCTTTTTTGCCATTTGTATATTATGACATCTAGCAATTTCATTTGAATAGATTGGATCTTTTGTCTTTTGAAATTCTTTTTTTGCTTCAATTGCCTTTTGTTTAAATACAACTCGTTCGGTGTACATCTTTTCCATTAACTCAGCAAGAAAACCTTGTTTATCTCTTTTAAACATAGCACCGTTTGGTGCAATTGTAACATTTTTATCTTTTGCCCATTTGAGATTTAATCTTTCATCTAAAAAGTTTTCTACACCAACTGCCTTTGGTTCAACACCAATAAATGTTTCAGGACTTATATTGTATTGCATAATTAAATGTGGATAAAGAGAGTTTAAATCAAACGAAACAATCCAATTATGTAAACCAAGTTGCGGATCTTTTACATATGCACCTTCATATTGAGTATCTTTTTCATGGTCTTCTCTTGGCGGAATAATAATATTCTTTTTAAGTAGATGATTGTAAATTAAAGTATCCCAACAACGCACTTGTGAATATACATCTGTATAATTTACTTTGTAATCATAGGCCATAGTTAAACACAATTCAATCAATCGCATTTTATCTTCAAGTCTATCAACAAGTTCTACATCTTGGATATTATATTCAACAAATCTTTGATAATCTTTTGTATAAAAGTCTTTAAATGTTTCATATGGATTGTCTAACTTTTGTTCGCCAAGTTCTACTTTAGCAATATAGTTTAGTTTGTAACTTTCTTGTCTAACGTATGTAAACTTTTTATATAAATCAAAATAATCTAAAACAGAAACGCCAAGTATATTCCAAAACTGTGAGTTCTTATTTCCCATTTGTACTCTATCAGCATTGACATAATTCCATGGCGACATTTTATTGATAGTATCATTATCAAATATAAATCTCATTCGATTCATAAGATAAGGTATATCAAAGAATTTTACATTCCAACCTGTAACAATATCAGGATGATTTTTACACCAGAATTTAAGAAACTCTAATAATAGATGTTTTTCATTTTGACATTTAACATAAGTTACATTTGCTTTCTTTGATATAAAGTCACCAGTACCCCACGTCAATATCTGTTTATTACTATGATTTTTTACAGTAATACAGATAATCGTTTCTTTTGCAGTATCAGGATCGGGAAAGCCGTTCTCACACTCGGTTTCTATATCAAGTGTGAATAACTTGATATAGTCTTTATTCCATCGCATATCATCTTTGTATTCGTCAGCAATATACTGATAATTGTAACGGTTCATACCATAGATTTTATATTCAGGTATGCCGTTATATTCACTATAAAAATGTTTTGCCTTTGAAATGGAATCAAATCTTTTAGATTTTAAATACGTGCCGTCTAGTGTCTTGTAATTAGTTTTTTCTTTTGTAGGTAAATAAAGTTTAGGACTATAATTGATTCGACTTAAATACGATTGACCGTTAGCGACACCTCGAATAAGTAATTTACCTTTATGCTCAACTACGTTTGTATAAAAAGTGCTCGCCAAATTCATATATTATTATAACAGAAAAATCTTAAAATGTCAAGTTTACTTAGGAATATGAACGATAAGTCCATCAAGTTTTTTGTCTAAAACTATTTGACAACTTAATCTACTACCTTCTTTTGCAAGAGGTTCATAATCTAATAAATCGTGTTCTGCTGTACTGTCTTTAGGTGCAGGTACTTTTTTTCTCCACTTCTCATCTACGATAACATGGCAAGTAGCACAAGCACAAGAACCATTACATTCAGCATCAATGGTTTCAATATAACCATTTTTTGAATAGTATCTTGCAGCTTCCATTACAGTTTGATATTCTGGACATTCAACTGTTTCAATACTACCATCTCTTAATTTAAAATGTACTTTTATGTTTTTCATTTTGGTGTAATTAAAGATGTTTTAGGTGTAACTATTGAACTTGTATTTTTTTCGTAAGCGTCTAATAAAGACGTATCTGGTTTTGTTTCAGTTATAATGTTTGCTTTTTTAATTTTAATTATTTCATCTTTTGTATAAGGTATATATGGATGAAATCCAATTTGCATTGGTTGTCCTGGTTGACCTTGCATTGGAATTAATACAAAAGGTTTTTTAAGTGCTTGATATGTTTCGTTAGTGTCTTCTTCGACTGGCGTACCAATCACATCCTCACCTGTGGTGAGTCGATATAATATAATCATAATATACTCCTATTCAGTTTTTGTTTCTTCAGTAGTTTGTTTTTTGCCAATATTATATTTTGCTTGTAGATTCCATTCACCTTTTTCTTTAAAAGCAATTATCTTAATTTGTGATAATGGTGCTTTGTTTTCAGCGGCCGATGGATTTACAATCGTCAATAAATTCCAATCTTGTAATAAAACTGATATTGTATTTCTTCTTTGTACATCATTTTCAACTAAAGTTGCTTTTTTACCATCTAAGGCAAACAACTCTTTAAAATGTACTATGTAATATTTTCCTTGTTTGTGTAGTATGTGACAAGATTGAAATAATGTTTTATCTTTCCTACTTGCGACACCTATTCGGGACAAAGTTTCCCTAATCTTCAAAAAATCGTCTGGCTGTTTTAGAGTAACCTCTAACATCTGCTCAGGCGACCAATTAAAACTTTCTTCACTCATTTTCTTCTCCCACCTTTATCTAATCTCTCTTTGATAAAGTTTAATTGTGTTTTATTCAGTATGTCTAGGGCTACTTTTGCTTTTGCGTTGCTATAACCATAATATTGTTTTACATACTCTAAATTTTTCGATTTAGCAGTGGATACCCACTTGCCACCAAATCGTTTTCTTTTTCTTATACTATTTAGTAGGAAATGAAACTGTAGCCGTTTGTTAAGACCATGATGTATATTCATCTCATTTGCCATCATAATACTATCAACGTGTTGGGAAAGACAACGATTTATGATATAAGGAGGAAACTTCTTCTCCCAGGTCAAGTCATCACCATCAAGCAAATTAACTTTTGTCCAGTTAATTGCATTTAAATAATCTGATAATTTATATTCAATCATTACTAATGTCGTTTTTCATGCTTTATATGACCTTTATGAGAACCCATATAGTAATCGCCTGGTTCATAATCCCATCTTTTACCGTGATGACCTCTTATATCGGCATACCACATTCTTAACTTCACTATTAAAGTTCGCCAAAAAGTTCGTTTTGCCATTTCTCTCCTACTTAAATTTACATTCTGCCATGATTTGTGTTAGGCACGCAACCATATTTATCTCATGGTCTGCCACAAAGGCGGATTTATATTGATAGTCAGCAATTGTTAACACGGCCGCAGGTATAGATTGTGGTTGTAGATGTTTGTATAGAATATCGTAGATACTACTAAACAAAGACGATGGATCTTTATCAAGGTTTTGAATAACCCATTTTCTCATATCACCAAATCTTTTTTCTTTTAACATCTTAATCAACTCTTTATTATTGATTTCAGATAAAGAAACAAGTATACCACTATCAATCTTACCTCTTACAGAATATCTTTGTAGTTCATTGATTGTTCTTCTAAAGTCTGGATAATGTCTTTGTATCAGTTCAGCCAATACTTTTTTATCAAACTCTATGTTTTCTGTTTTAAGTATTTCACCTAGTCTTTCTAAAAATGCAGTAGCAGTTTTTACTTTTTGACCATTTGTAATACGAAAATCAATTACAGTACAACGACTATGTAAGGCAGGTATGATTTTGTTTTTAAAGTTACAAGTAAATATAAATCTACAGTTCTTATAAAACGTTTCAATAAAGTTTCTTAACGCAGGTTGAACACTATCAGCATTCATATAATCTGCCTCGTCTATAATAACAACTTTATGATTTGTAGATTCTTCTAACGATACGGTAGACGCAAAGTTTTTGATTGTAGTTCTTAAAGTATCAATATGTCGGCCTTCGTCTGAACCATTGATGATAATGTAATCACAACCTAGTTCTTCACATAAGGCACGAGCAACTGTTGTTTTGCCCGTACCTGCTGTACCAGAGAGAAGAAGATTTGGTATTTCTTTTTGTTTTAGAAACTTTGAAAATGTATTTTTTAAGTCTTCAGTTAAAATACATTCTTCAATTTTCTTTGGACGGTATTTTTCAACCCAAAGGAAATCTGACATTTAGACCTCCTTATTAAAATGTTGAGTCTGCTTCTAAAGCAATCCAATATTGTACTTTAACCTTTTTGTTTATGAAGTGAGCAATCTTTGCCTTCGATAAAGCAACATCATATTCGCCAGGAATAATTTTCATATTCTCTGCCTTAATATATGCAGTAAACTCTATATCAGTTTCACCTACTGTAATAGATGATTCATTTGAGTTACTATTCTTTTTATCTAAAGCAACTAATTTAATTTTACCACCTTCACCTTTAAATGCAATATCAGGTAGACTTAAATTAGTATATAACTTTTTAACAGACTCATAGTCTTCATTTTTCAATGTAAATGTAACTGTTTGGTCTGGCATTTTAATTTCTTTAGTAGGTGTAACTAAAGTTGATTTGTCAGCAAAAGCATATCTTGCTGATAAAGATGTTTTTTCATCTTGTATTTTTAGATTTGCAGAACCATTAAACTTTAAAACTGGTTGTTTAAAAGAATCAATTGCTCTTAAAAACTCTGGCAAATCATACACACCAAATTCAGTTTCAAAGTCTTCTTCAACTTCTGCCTTTGCCATAATATTTTTCATGGTAGAAACTGTATTTAAAGTTTTACCAGGTTTAAACAAAATATTAGCATTTATATCCGAGAAATTTCTCAAAATACTAATTGTACTATCACTTATTTTCATTTCTTCTCCTTATCATTATTTAATAGTAGTATAACATAATGTACTGCCTTTAGCAAGTCTTTACGATTATGACCACTCTTTCTACCATACCTTGACAAATATTTAATTGCGTTGGCTTGGCAAAAATCACTTTTAATACCAATAGACTTTAATAAATCTAAAGTTTGAATACCATCTTTACCAGATGAGTAATGTTGACCATATGTAGATTTTATATAATCTAAAATCTCTTTACATATTTTATCTTCATTGTATTTCATAATATTATTATATCACAAACATATAGGTTAGTCAATGACCTATATTCTATTACCATTAGTAGTTGCTTGTAAAAATTTTAAAACATTTTCTGGTGAAGATTCGCCATATGGATCTTCAGATAAGTCATCTGCTTTTCCAGGTTCTTCAAACACTTTTTCTACTACACCATCATTGATAATAGCAGCATATCTCCAAGACCTGTCACCAAAACACTTATCTCTTTTTGAACACAACATTCCAACTTTTTCTGTAAACTCACCATTACCATCTGGTATGACTTTTACATTTTCTAGTTTTTGTTTATCTGCCCATGCGTTCATAACAAACGAATCATTTACTGACATACAATAAATTTCATCTATGCCATGTTCTTTAAAAACATTAGCAAGTTTTTCAAAGCCAGGTAGTTGTTGGTTTGAGCATGTTGGAGTAAAGGCACCAGGTAGTGAAAATAAGATTACTTTTTTGTCTTTAAAATAAGTATCTGTATTTGTATTTTGCCACTCACCTAGTGACCTTACTCTAAAATTTACTTGTGGTAATTTATCACCTTGTTTCATATTATATTCCTCATATTATTTAATTATATATTATACTCGATTCAATTCACAAAGTCAATACTCTATATTCCTTGTAAACGTGGATCTTTTGAAGTAATGTTTTTCTCTGCCTTTGGTCTAGCAATAGAGTCTTTACTTCTTTTTCTTAATTGAGCTTTTGCTGATTCTTCTCTACTCTTTTGAGTAAAAAGATTTTTCAAGTCCCATTTAAAATTCATAACACCCTCCTATAAAGTTAGGTGCGTTCCTTCGGCATATGCCTACTTCCGTCTTTTAAAAAGATGAACGATATAAAGTATTTATATCTGGTATGCGTTTTAAACATACCAGATATTGGTTTTATTATTTGATTGAGATAGTTCTAGGCTTTTTATGTTCTGGAACTATTCTCTCTAAAGACACCCTTAACAAGCCGTCTTTTAGTTCAGCGCCTTTAACTTCAACGTCTTCA